TGGCAGCGACCGATGGGCGCGGTATCGCAACGCGGTGGGCTATCTACGTTAACAATGCGTCGGGTATCGATTACCACTGGATCACGTACCGTGCTGCGGGCGACTCTAACGTTGAGAACCTGATCCTGTGCTGTCGCGAAGACATCCACGTCAACGAGATCAAGACCGCTGTTAAGGAAAGGGGTTTTGATAAATTCCGGTACTCTTGTAGACTGGGTAGCCTGTACGATGTTCGTGAGTACATGGACATGGTGCGCGTTACGCCCGGAATGACCATCCCTAGTAACAGCAGTGCTATCATTGTCACCAGAGACCTTGATGGTGGCTTCATTCAACTCGGCCTTGTTGCAGCAAAAGCGCCCCTTTTAGGAAAACTGTAATCATGAATCAATTCACGAACCCGACATCCGAGAGACCGTCAGCATATCAGATTTGTTATGCGTTTATGGCGTGCCTGGAAGACAAACTCAGCACGGACCGCAGCACAGAAAACCTCCGTCAACTGCTCCGCGGTATGGGCATTCCGCATTCAAATAGAAACGACGCCTTTGGTCTCAAGATCCGTTACGAGGCTGACATCATGGGCAGTTGCAATACAACCTACGTCAAAGTAGGGGGATTGCTGATGGCCGTGGTTGAGAATTTTGACGCGATGGGGGGCGATCACACGAACTGCGTCGCCATGACCGTGCCAATCGGCTGGATCAACCCACAGACCAATGTGTCATTACCGTACCTTGGGAACATTCCCCTCGATGTGCTCTACGGGACCCTCTGGGAAATCGTCCGCAAAGGAATGTGGTTAAGCGTATGAACCAGAAGCAAGATGAAGTTAACCACGTTTCTTGGATGTTGCAGAAGGCGATCCTCGATAACTTGGGCTATGGAAACCGGGAGAGCTTATTGCTTATTCCGGATAAGCGTTTCCAGTATTTTGACAGCTATCACGATGGTCGTTTTCACGACAGCGTGGACGATATAAGTATTGAATTTTATTCCAACGAATTCGATAGCTTGGGGAAAACGTGGCCTAATTTCGTGATTGAAGTGGGTCCTACTCTGTCAACCCGAGCCAGGATCTACGGTCACGCCGCTAGAGGGGGCAGCGAGTCCGTGCTAGACAGAGACGGTCGCATTGAGGAGCACTTGGCGGCCTCTATTCAACAACACATTCAGGATGCATTTGTCTGGACCCGACAAGTCTGGCTCAACCCTTCCTCGGCGATTGAAGAAGACCCTGTTCCCGAAGCCGTTGAGTTGTTCAAACTGGGTATCGTGAACAGTGTTGACATTGGTCATTCCATCACCATGTCACCTGTTCAACTAAACGAAGTCAACCTCGGTCCAGGTTTGTCCTACGCGGTCACATATCTGGACCTCAACGGTAACCCGGCGACCCACGTGGTTTACTTGTACGCCATCGCCCCCATCAACAAAGAAACAAGTATCTTCGAGGCCTTCCGCATTCAATCCGAGTACATCGAGCACGCTATAAAGGAGCGTAACCGTCTCGGGATGGCCCACTTCAAAAAGGTGTAGTAAGTTCACGTGTTAAGGAAATCATAGGAAGTCAATTGAAGACATAGCGAAAGGGGAATGACGATGTATAGTGCTACCGTAGAAATACTTGCCTTCATGAAAGGGTGTCAGGAAAAGAGCCGCCAATTGGACCCAGAGCTGACTGGCGTCGAGGAGAAACTTCGGGGACTCTATCTGTTATTGAACCAAGACCCATCGGTCTGCGCTTTCATCGTCAACGAACCGCGAATGGACCCAGGTGCCCCGGGACTAGACTCCATTCGGATCGTGACAACAGACCTGACGCTGGTAACAGACATTATCGACGACATCCAACACAAGTTGGATACATCGATGGACGTGCAACGTCGCCTGCGTGATGTTCGAGGACCCTCTCTTGTCTTATCCCGAATGAACCGCAGTGTCTTCAATGGTTGTGTGTTGTCCGAAAACAAAGACTGGCATTGGGTACCCACGGTGTCCATTTCCTGGAAATACGCCGCACTGCGCGCGCGTGAAGAATGGTGGAAAGAACTCACCTTATCAGCAATGAAAGTATGCAGTAAGCGTAACAAGGAGAAGAATCATGTTTGATCAAATGGCTGTTAAAGTAAAAGAAGTCATGGCTCGTAACAACATTGTCCCGGTTGAGCTGCCGAATGAAATTATCGTCCGTGAAGACGGCTCCAATCGTTGGGTTGTCGAAGGATGTGACCTTGTCATCAACTTCTATAACGAGGGTGACGAACTGTGGGCCGATGACCCGGACTCTTGGCCGAATTGCGAAGTGGCCGTCGTTACCGGGTTGTCGACCTATAAGAGCTTCTACCTGAAGGTCGAGTCGACTAAAGAAGATGGTCCGGGCGAATCCCCTTTGCGCAGAAACTGGATCGGTATCGTTCGACATGTGATGGCAAATGCCATGGATGTTTCGGAAGGCGTGTTGGACGTGTGCGGAACCGCACCGTACTCCAAGCGCAACGACTACACTCACAAGCGATCACAGGAAGCCGTCGATCGCATTTTCTGGGGCGCTGCCATCTCCATTGACATTGGTGGTGGTGTCACGCTGGACACCCATCGGGCTGCCGATCCAGGGAACCATTTTGCAAAACTTGAAGTACACCTGGTAAACCGGACGACGGATGAGAAAATCGTCCTCTACCCCAAAATGATGATGCCTCGTTGCTGTGAACAGATGGACAAAGGCGTTTATACGCAGCGACTCCGGCGAATGGTCTCCATGTGGTTTGACAGCATGGTCGCCTTGCAAGATGTCTGTTCGATCGACGTTGTAATCAAGATCTAAACGCAGAAAAAAAGCTCCCGGTTTGGGAGCTTTTTTTATCTCTATCTTTTTCAGGGAGACGTTATCAAATGCACATCGTATCGCCCAAGCAACGTTTCAACTGGTTTAAAAAGCGCGGGGGCGCTCCCATCAACACCCATGAGAACTCGCCTAACCTGGAAGCAATCATGAATGAGTTCGGTGTTCCCCGTAACCCGAACGAACTGATGAAGTCGTGGGACAGGAAATTCGCCTTCGTCGACAGCGTCCACCCGCCGACCGATGAAGAAAAGGCTTCTCTGTTTGAACTCGGTGTCGTCGCCATCTCTACCGCCGAGTATAGCGATCACCAGCGAATGAGCTTGTTCGACCGAATGTATCGAGACATTCGGGATCGGTCTGGAGTAGGAGAAGACCGTCGCGAAGAACTCTTCGCATTGCTCAACATCCCACGTTACCGGACCCACTACGAAATCGTACGACGTTAAAAAATAATTCAAGGACTGATCGTATAATGATTCTTGAATTTGGTGATACTCATGTTTGACGTTAACGTTCCTTTTCATCATTGGTCACACACGCCAGCAGGTCGTAGCAAGCGATCTGAGACGGTTAAGGACGGCGTGCTGGTCATTGAACACGTTGCCACTGGAAAGCTCTTGACGAGCAACACAGGCAACGTCAGTGGTACTGTGGATGCGTTTTTAGAAGACATTCGCAACGGTGTATGTCCGGACAGACGTTTCATGCGTTTGTTCCAGTCCGATTCAGAATTGAAGTTCTACGAGATCCCTTGTAGAACAGCCAAGAAACAAAAACTGTTGTTGAAGGAAATAGAAAGTTCCATTACGCCCAGCTACTTACATGTAGCCAGGGTGTAGAAAAAAAGGGGATGGACAATGACGCTTAAAATCAGTGATGCGGTAATGGCCGCCAATCACGCCAAAGGCGCACCCAAGTCGTGGTGTGCACCGATCGGTCAATTTGCCATCGAGCCCGAAGACATTCTTCGCGGATGGCTCCGGAAGATGACGATTGACAATGAACACTGGATGTATAATCCAGAAGAAGAGATCTGGAAGCCGATCTTCGCAGACGTGCGTGATGACCACAAAGAGGTCATACGGGACGTTATGCTGAAGTCCCTTCGCAACGCACTTCGAAGTATCATCCGTGGCAACCAGCGTATCATTGATCCGGACGATATTGTCAAGCGCGTCATGGTGTCCGTGTTTGGGGAGGACAAAGGGTGCGATTGATGGCAGTGGTATTCCTTATCTTGTTTGTCCTCGTTAATTCCCACGCCGTTGCGACGAACAACCGCCAGTACAAACACCCCGATGAAACTCCTGATGTTTACATCGTGGACCCATTCCCGGCGCCGGCTCTCCCTGTCAACTCGAGGGTCTCCCGGTAAAGCTGTAAATTCCGTATTACAGAAAAAACAAACCCAACGCAAGGAAACATTAAAAGATGAATAACGTTATCAATAAAACCATGGACATGGCCTCCCCGGAAATGCCGGACTTTTCCGAGATTCGTGACCATGTTGTCAAAACGTTCTCTCGCATGAGCGAAGAGCGTGGAACTCCTGTCCTGACTGTCGCTCGTACAAAGGCCTCTGGTTTGTTCACCAAGTACCTCAGCGGCTTCGAAGAAGGACCCGTTCGCCAGAGCTTCAACTGCTCCTGCTGTCGCGATTTCCTCAACCGCATTGGTACGCTGGTTTACGTCAACAAAGACGGTAGCCTCACGTCCGCCGTGTGGAACGAAACCGGGGCACCTGCCGACTGGGCAGACATCATCAAGGAACAGCGTCTGGCTGTTGAGTCTCGCCCTGTCCGCGGCACGTACAACTTCCTTGAAGCTGACGTCAACACCCACATCATCGGCTACCCCGAGAAAGGGGACCGTTCAGACGGTCAGGGAAAGTGGACCCATTTCTACTTGGAAGCAACCGCTGATGACTTCTTGACCAAGAAGCTCGCTCCTCGCACGGTTTATCCTGCCATGGTGCAAGATTTCATCAGACAGTTGGGTCAGGTTAACGTGGGCACTCTTCGCAAGATCAAGCTCCTGGCCAGCGACGGCACGCTAACCTATGGCGAGCAATACATCGCCTGGGTGGACTACCTGCTGGCGGCGTTTACTGGTCTGGCAGAGGCGCGTAAATCCACGCACGGTCGCAACCTGATGTGGGAGTGTGCGGTGAATGCTTCTCCGGGGTGGCTCGGCTTCCGCTCATCTGCCTTGGGTATTCTCTTGGAAGGAGAGTGCGATATGAACAGCATCCGTCTGTTCAATGAAGCTACCAAACCCATCAACCATCGCCGTCCGGTGGCGGCTCCGACACAACGTCAGGTGGAAGAGGCCACCAAGAAGTTCATGGCGCTGGGCCTTCAGGACTCTGTTCGTCGTCGTCATGCGACCGTCGAAGAGATCCTTGAGGTGGCTGAATGGAAACCGACCCCTTTGCCGGAGGCCAAGAAGCCCGAGGGATTGTTCGGAGCAGTCAAGACCAAAGATGGCGCCGCTGTCTCTGGAAACGACGACGTTTTGACGTCCGACCGCATCCAGAAGGTGTCTTTGAAGACCTTCAAGGAAAGCGTTCTTCCGGGTGCCAACCGAGTCACCGTGGATTGGCGGATTCTGCGTCACTTGTCAGTGGGTGGTTGGGCGACTGCTGTGGTGCCTGAGGCCAAGTCTATTTTCAAGGAAAGCAGCCTCCATGCTGGTCTCTACACCACGTGGTCCTACCAGCAGGCTGGTGTCGGATACCGCATGAAGTCGGAGGGCGATGTCGAACTCATCGGGATGTTCCATGGTCGTGCGATTTGGTCTTCACTGGAACTGCAACCGCTGCCAGCGAGCTGTATTTTCCCGGCTGACTTGATCCCCGAGCTGTACGAGCACCAACGGGTCGTCGAGTCGTTCTCCAACGAAACTCCCATGGAAGGCGACGCGAGCCAAGCGGCGGTAGCAACCAACTGGATCTTGGACGCGCCGATCAAAGTCCTGAAGGACAACGTCATCATGACCTACAAGATTGTATCTGAAGAGTAGGTCGCTGTGAACAGCGCGGGCGTCGGTCCGCGTTGTTTTTTTATTTATCAAAAAGGGTTTTATCATGCCTATTGAGCAAATCCCAAAGATCCAAGATGGCGACGTTGAACACTGCGTCGAAACCGGGTACCCGATAATCCCAATTGGGATTTCTTCTGGGGTGTCGATCGCCGAGGTATTCCAGCTACGGCCAGAGGTTCTCGCAGGAGAGGGGAACTTGATTACATGTTGGGGTAACATATTGGACGGTGTTACCGGGGGAGAGATTGACGACAATACACGCCAGATGATCTTTGAGGGCGACCCCGACAAAGAGTGCGCTCGGTTGACTCGCGCATGGGCTGAAGACGATGGAAGAATCATGGGTGTGTTTAAGCCGTCGGGACCGATGAAAGAGAAGTTCGAAAACCTTCTCTCAACGGGAGATTCGTTCAATATCGGCGTGCGCCAGGCCCTGACGCAGGGTTGGAGCGATATATTCGGCGCCTCGCCCGGGAATGAGAAAGGAATCTTCTTGGGGTGTGACATCATTACGGGTGAGAAACAATGAACAGCAAAGCAATTATTCAGGTATCAGGTGAGTTCTCCGTCTCGAAAGAGAACATTGAGCTTGACAGCGTCAGACGAATCTGTGTCCTCAAGTGCGACCACGTTGTCCAGGACGACATTTATGTTGGATCGGTATCCTGCGAAGCATATCGAGAAGACAATTGCATCTATCTGCTAGGTGCATCCAAAGACATCTATTACGACGTGCCGAATGGACATCGTCGGAAGGTGGCTGAGTTTATCAAGGTGCGTCCTGCTGAAGACGGTATCTCGATGACCGTCAATCGCCGCTCTATTGTTACCGATAGCGGCCGAATGATTTTCAATGGCGACCATCACCTCAAGTTGCAGCCGGTTGTCTATCCCAATAAGGATATAATCACACTGCCCCCGCTGCTGGTTGGTTGGTTGGTTTCCATGAACGATCGGGCAGCGACTGAAGAACCGAAATTAGTCGAAAGCGAGGAGTCCTAAATGGAACATCTTGGATGGCTGAAAGGAAATCGGTTTACCGATCGAATCATGCGTGGTCGACCGGGTCTGGTTTTGGTGGAAAACTCCATTCGAAGGGAGGAGTGCGATCGCTGGTTTATGGATATTGCAACCGACCCGATCGAACAAGCCAAGAAGACCAAGTCTCCGGGTAAGGTCCGGGTTGTTTGCTGCGACACTAGCAGTATGGAAGCCGCAGTAGATGCTCTAAGCGACTTGGAGATATCCACTGCCGATGATGTCGAGATCAGTCTTCAAGTCGTACACACGGGTTTCGACAAAGTCGATGCGGTTAACGAACCTGATCTGAAAGTGTTGATCATCTTGGGCATTCATTTGTCGCAACTCAACGTCGAGTCCACTCAAGACTACCTGTCCTTCCTAAGGACGCAGGCGGTAACTGACGACCGGATCACTTTCATCCATGTGGACAGAAAGGGCGATCAGGCTGGCGATCAACTGGTCACTCGAATCGCACAACAGTGTGACGCCGTTATCGAACTCATGTACAACGGCAATGGAACCCCCATGGGTGTTGTGCACAAAGCTCGCGGTTACCAGCACGTGGGCGAATCCACGTACCTGTTTGAAGACGCGATCGACTGAAAGACCACTTCAATAAAAAAAGGGCCTGCATGGGAACACATAAAAAGACAGACCACTTCACACTGCATTTGTTGGGTGAGATCGATCGTCGGGAACAGTTGATGTGCGACCTCGTTGAAGAATGGACCAGTGTCAGTCTGTTCCGTTACTTCACGCACCGATACTACCGAAAGGAGTATCTGAGGCAATTGCGGATTTACAACGACCTGGTAACCGACTACGATAATCGTAGAGCAGCACTTTCTGCAAACCTATTAGAAACACACTACATTCCCGAGGTCGATAGAACTGGCGTGGATAACCTAAGTCATGCCTTGGGGCTACCCGGGGTCTCTTTGAGGGCGATCATACATTCTCTTTTGATGCTCAGTGCATTGTTGTTCATCTGCTATGAGTATTGGAGCTACATCGGCTAAACTGCGATCCGCTGGGATCGTCGTGTAGAAAGAATTTCCGCAATGGTGCGGAGATATAGCGCGTTACCGTGAGGAACGCATAGGAGTAAAGAAATGACTACAAACGAAAGAAAAGACCACAAGGTCAATGCCATCGGAGACATGGCTGTCTCTAGACGCTGTATGGTGTTCGCCGTACTTGCGGCGTGTGCTGCCGAGGGGCGCACAATCACATACGGTCAATTGGCCGTACAAATCGGTCTCCCACCCAAGGGTAACAACATGGGTATGCAGATCGGTACCATCCTGCGCGACGTGTTTATGTTTTGCGTCGAGCGAGACATGCCTTATATGACCTCCTTGGTTGTTTACAAGTCCGGTGGCGATCGAGGCATTCCAGGCGGGTGGTTCTGGCAGCTGGTTGACGAAACGTTGCCCGAAGAGAACACAGGTGGTGTGAAGGTATATACCAATGCCACTCGTGAACAGAAACGTAGCGTGCTCCCTGGTATGCAGGAGAACGTCTACAAGTACTTCGCTCCTTTGGTATAGCAGTGCAAAACCCGGAGGATTCCCTCCGGGTTTTCTCTAGCCCTTTTTTATTACTCATTAAGGAATGTCAGGATGAATGTCGGAGAACGAATCGAAGACGACGGCGATATGTTGGATTACCTTCACAACGAATATCGTCGTTGTATTCTGGAGTGGCAACTGAACTCCACCGAGTCAACACGGAAGCAAAGCGCACGCATCAAGAACATTCGGCGGCTTCGTGAACAAGTAGATCTCTATATCCGGATTCAACAACAGCGCGGTATCGAATTTAACCAAGACCTGTACGAAACAGAACTGTTGAAGTGCTACGAGCGGTTTGTAGATAGACGCAACGAAGAGTTCGCCATTAACAAAGTCGTTCTGCTGACCACCATTGCCTTCCTGGCAGTCACTGTCGCCGGTGTTTTTATCGAAGGGTTATTGATGTAACAGGGTATAGATTGGAGAAAGATTATGTTGTGTTTACACGAAGGGAAGTCCGACTCGGTTGAGGGAGAACGTCCCCGTGAAGATGTTCACGCGCTCTGTGTTGAGGCTGCTGATAAAGAGGTCAAGAACAAACTCCACGAGTTTCGGAACTCGATCGCAACTTGTAGTAGTGTATCTCGTCAAGGGAAACCGTACGACACTGCGCTTTGGCTAGACGTGGTTCTAGAGAAACACGGTGATCTGTTGGAAGCAATGCGGGTGTTTGGTAAAATCACCACCGTCTCTGTCGATTTGATCGACTGTGAGAGATCAGTACACTTCGCAGCAAAGACACTGGTCGATAACTGTAAGCGCCAGCAACAGGCTCGAGTCTTCAAAAAGAAAGTATTCGGCTTCATGTTCATCATGGTTCTGTGTATTGGAATTGCTGCCTATACCAATGCCAAGTAGCCCTGGGCTACAATGTGTCATAAAGAGCTCCCCAACTGGGGAGCTCTTTTTTTTGCTTCGATCGACCTTACTTGATGTTGCGGCGAACTTCATCGATGAGTTGATCGATAAGAATGCCAGCGCGCAGCGAGTACGAAACGATCTTGTCGGTGTGATCGATGTAGTAGATAGCAGGCATCTCACACACACCAAACGCATCGTTCAGAACAGTGCCCGGTACTTCACCATTGTCGTACAGTGCTTGGAAGGCAGCGTCAATGGCGCGCATGTCGGCTTTGTGCATGTACTTGTCGGCCAGCTTCTTCACTGTGTCACCCAACAGAGTAGAGGCAGCCATCAGATCCATGCTCACGTCATCGAGCTCTTTGAGCTGTGCCGGGGTAACAACGAAGGTTGCTTTCTTGGGCGGACGCCAGCCTTGTTCAACAAACGACAGCAGACGCCCAGAGCTCTGGTTGTAAATGGTCCAGTGCAGGTCTGCTTTGGTCACTGCGGGTTTCGCACTGTGTTGGCGCGAGAGCAGCTCAATGTGGGCCGGGATGGGGTTGGTTGCCCACAGGGTCGTATCCGGATGATAACCACGTTTGGTACCGTAGTCCTTCGCATTGACCTTACGCTGAGCGTAGCTGTGCTTACGCGGCGGCAGCTTGGTGAACTTGTTGGCCCACGCTACGAAGTCGTCAAAGGTCTTGAGTTTGGACGCTTCTTTGGCCAGGCTCTGAACCGCTGTGACATACCCAGGAAGTTGGGCATTCAGGTCACTGTTGAGGGCTTCCAGAATCGAGATCAGTTCCTTGGTCTTGGCGATCATTGCTGCCGTGTCACCATCACCAAACCAATACACGATCGGAGACTTGTTCAGTGCGAATGTCAGACTCATCGGCTTGAAGTTGTCTTCAGTCACCGGCTCACGCTGTTTGTTCTTTTTACCAAACAGGCGAGACACTGTGCCTGTAATACGAGACATCAGCCCATCTGCCTTTTCAGTACGGCGAACAGAGGATTGCTGTAGGGCGTCGGAAATGCCCTCCTTGGCCGCTTCCAAGGATACGGGTACCTTGACACCAAGAATAGCCGCATGACGCTCCAGAGCGACCTTACCGAGCTTCACGCCAGTGTCATCAGACTCCCAGTCGGCATCAGCCAGATCCTCTACCAGATCTTCCATTGTGATAATGGAATGACGCATCTGTTCTTCGTCAACCGGATCGGCTTCAACAATCGTTCCGCCGTGGAAGTCACCTCGGAACTCATGATCATGATCCCGTTCCTCAGGTGCTTCAACTACCGGTTGTTCCACAGGCGGCTCTACTGTCGCCGATTCCAAACCGTACTGGGTAAATCGTTTATTCTTCATGGTGCCTGTCTCTTTACGTTTTCGATTAGTTGCGGTGCCAGACCATAACTCGGTGGTTGAGTGGGGACTCGGTGTCTTCTACGAATCCGGCGTGTTCGGCTGCTGCTTTAACGTCTTGACGAGCCATGCGGGTATGGATGTACAGTGTATCCAACCCACTGTCTTCAGCTGCCAGTGCATAAGCAACACGACCTACGCCTTTGCTGCGACACTCTGGGCGCAGAGAGATCATAAGACGATAATGATCCCCCAGTACTTTACCGTGAACCAGGTTGGTCCAGATAAACCCAACTTCAACGCCCTCACACAAGATCGACCAGAACTTACCTTTCTCACCCTCGCCGCGATCCCCCGAGGGTTCGCGTGCTTCCAATGTAACCAGCTCAGGGTTAATGGGTTCACCACGGTTCTTGGTTGCCTCCAACCGACGCCTCAGTACATGGTTCATGTCACTCTCCAATACGTTGATCTGTCCAAACCATAAGGCGTTGTCGAGTTTTAATATCTGTGACCTCAACAAAGCCTGCTTTCAAAGCTGCTTTAAAAGAGGCTGTATTGGATTTGCTCATATGGAGATAGATGCGATTCAATCCACTGGCCAAACAAGCCTTTCGATAAGCAATGGTGCCAATGCCTTTACGTTGCATGGGTTTATTGAGGAATATCTGTAGTGAATAATGCTCACCCAGTGTGTCATCGCTAATGCGATTGATATAAACACTTCCAGCTCTAAATCCACCGAAGAACACGGACCAGTACTGTCCTCCAGGACCACCTCCTTTACCAGGCGTTCCTTTACCAGCTACTAGAACAACCTCCTCCTCCGGTACGTTGAATACAGTAGAGCTCAATCCGTATTGTTCGAAATTACGGTTCTTCATGGGAATGATTCACTTGTGATGTTGGTCTGATCTCTATCCAAAAACATAAGAAGGCAGGCCAACGAGCCTGCCGCTTCTTATACGTAAAGATTATCGATGATAACCCTATCGATAACTTTCCGGTTTTAAAGTCAAAACATTACAACAAAATGATCTTCATTCAGTGATCGGAGATCACTTCATTTCGCTCATAATTAGCCCCCCTCCCACTCGCCGAGGCTCGGGGTTCCCCCCGCTGTTATATTTTAGAGAGACTATGTATTTTTTTACATACATCAAAAAGGGGTACGTTATGATAACAGGAGTATCCCTCTCATGAAGAAGAACTTTGAACAGTATTTCAGTCCTATTGCACCATCAACAGCAGTAGTCCCCGTTACCGTGGACCAGTATCTTGATGAACGTCTTTTAAGCGGCGATTCGATCGCGCCGGACGCGCTCAACTACGTCATGGCAGCCGCCCTGGGCAAGCCGCTGAATGTCGCACCGGGATCGGTGCAGGTAAGGGGAGTAACCTACCTCTCCAGTGAATCCCAGCAACAGGAAGAAGACCGCATTGCCGTCTACAACGGCAGTCAGTACGACATGACCGAGTTAGAAGAACAGATCCTCACGCTTCCGGTCGAAGACCTGCTGGTAAGTGACCTTGTCTGGATTCTCGATAAAACCGAGGTTGATCCGGAAACGGTCCACAAGGCAGACCTCTCAGAACCCATCGTGGTCATTAACTCGCCCAACTGGGGACTCACTACGCTCGATGGCGTTGTTCGTCTCACCAAGGCAGTTGAGGAAGGACACCAGACCATCAAAGGTCGGTTGGTTCCGGGTGATTGGTTGGAACGTTTCCCAGGGCGATGACATAGAGCCAGCCTAACGGGCTGGCTCTTTTAACGGTTCTGTCAATAAAATATATCTCAACCATATATCATGACATTGAGGAAGAGGATAACCCAGTGGCAAGGATCATTGTTTACTTGACCAAAGAAAACGTAGATCAGTACTATATCGATCTTGTAGATGCAGTGATCGCCAACCCAAGTCGTTATGTGAACGGTGAGTTGCAAAAAGGGGCTGAACAAGCACCCGTTAACAATCCCATGTTAAACAGGGAAGGGTTCCTGTACAGTCTCATGCTGGACGACGATACGTACGACTTCGGTATCGACAAGGCGATCTATAAAGACGAGGACGTCGATCGACTCATTATAGTCGCTGACACACCGGAGTTCGACAGGGCGTCGTTGGCCAAGTTCCTGTTATCCGAGGACCTTGACGGAGCAGATAGCGACTACAGTAACGCTATTGAAGTAGAGGTCCATGCGGTCATAGAACAACTTCTGTTTGAATCACCGGATTCGGAGCTGTTGTCTATCGACCACAACGAAAGGTTTTTCATTGCCCACATTTCTGGAAACTTGGATTGGATGAAGCAGATCTCGTACGAGGCTCGTAGAAATATTATCAGAAGTGTGTAGTAACTATGAGCCAATTTCAAAATAAGCAGAGGTTGTACTATGATCGACTGTCAAGGAGATGCGACCAACGTGATCGCATTCGACAAAAACATTTTAACCGCCACCGGCAACCTCACCATTAATCGGAAGGAAGTCACGTACTCCATCCAAGATACCAATGGGTCGGTGGATCGCGGTAGTTGGAAAGTCACCACCGTTTTCTTCAATGGGGCGACGACAACACACCAGCTGACCATCAATGGCGTTCGAAAAGTAGCCGCAATGGACATCGAGCGCATTCATCGCATGCTCCTTTCTTCTATCCGTAATCTCGATGTGAAGAAGAGCATCAAGGACATGACCATTACAGAGTGAATGTGGGAGGTGTGGAGTGATCAGAATATCGTTGAAAGAGTACGAGCAATGGCGAGTTGAGTTCTTTCGCTCGCAACGTGGTCGATTCGAAAGACTCGGTCAAGCGTTCCTGAATGATCACAAGGGCACCGACCCGGACCTTTACTACAAGGAAGCGAATTCATCGTGTGACCGAATGATTCGCGAGAAATACGTTAGCTACTAACCTAGGAGATTGAAACACATGTCGATCATGAGCGATGTCGTCATTAAAAAGAAATGTGTTGAGATGGACATGATCGTCCCGTTTCAACCTGAGTCCGTCAAACATCTCGACGGCGAACCCATTACGTCCATGGGTTTGTCTAGCTTTGGCTACGATGTGACTCTGGGTCGGGACCTGGAAGTTTTCTCGAATATCAACTCGGCCATTATCGATCCCCTGAACTTTACCAAAGATTGCTTGGTAAAGGCAGAGATCCACAAGAAAGACAATGGTCTCGAGTATGCGATCCTCCCACCCAACAGCTATTTGTTGGGTCACACCGTGGAGCGCTTCAAGATCCCCAAGAATGTCCTGGTGGTCGTCCTCGGCAAATCGACTTACGCCCGCACAGGTGTGGCTGTTAACGTGACGCCCATTGAGCCCGAGTTCGAGGGTCAGGTTGTTATCGAGATCGCTAACCAGACCACGCTGCCGGTTATGATCTATGTCAATGCTGGTATTGCCCAGTTCGTGTTCCTTGAGTCCGATGTGGACTGTGAAGTTTCTTACAAGGATCGCGCCGGCAAGTACCAGGGTCAGTCAGGAATCCAACACGCTAAGGTGTGATCATGTTCAAGAAGAAAAAGATGAAGTATCCAGGTCTGTACACACTGACCGGTCTGCGCACAATGAACGACTGTAAGACGTACTGTGACGGCGAAGGTTGGGTCCCTGCTCGCCCCTTGGGCTATCCGTCTCTTCGTAACCGGATACGCATTGCGTGGATGGTTTTCACTGGAAAGGCCGACGCCATTGTTTGGCCGGGGAATCAGTGATGAAGACAAATCCAGTTCACGTGCTCACTAGAGAAGATTTCAGCCAGGCGGCTGTAAGCAAAGTCAGGGACCGTCCAGTCCTCGAAATCATGGCTTTGTTATTCGCCTTCACCGTTATCGTGTTCGTCGTCATCCCTTTGATCTGGTTCGTCGTCGTGCTCGGCGGATTGCTGTTGTTGCTGGCCAAAGCTGGAATGTCTTTCAAAGCAACCCGGTTGGTCGAGCTCCGTCAGATGTTCCACAACCACAAGGTTTTCGTCACAACCCATTCGTACACATACGGGGTTCTCACCCTGTTGGTACTGGTTGCCACCATCGTATCCAACCGCCTATAAAGAACCTCGGTTCACCTGGAACCGAGGGGCGGACCCTTTATGCCACTAATGCAATTGAGGAAGAGGAAAACAGTATGAACAAATTGGTTCTGATCGTAGCAGTGTCTCTCGATGGATACATCGGTCAAGAGGGTGACATTCCTTGGAAGTGTCCCCAAGACATGCGTAACTTCGCCGACACAACACGCGGTAACTGTGTGATCATGGGTCGACATACATACGAGTCGATCGGTAAACCCTTGCCGGACCGCCACAACATCGTCGTTAGCAACACTAACTCCTTTGAACCCGAATGCGACAAGGCGAAGAGTGTCGAACAAGCCATCGCTATGGCGAAGGAGATTGGTTTTGAATCGATCTTCATCATCGGTGGAGAACGACTCTACTGCGAGGCACTTCCGTACGCAACTGAAGCATTGGTGTCTGTTATCAGCACTTACGCGCCAAAGGGCGACACCTCCTTCCCCGCGTTGTCAGAAGAAGACTGGGTAATCCGTGGGTCGATTACGCTGCCAAGGCGAGACAGCGACATCGGACCCGATGCGCAACTCCTCACTTATGTGAGAATCGGTCGACGTATCGGCGAACCAGTTATCGAGCGTTACGTTCCTGGTATGGACGTGTATCCGTACAATTTCCGTGGGGTCAAAACAAATGGAGATTGACACAACGTACATCGATAAACGCGCTCGTCGTCGAGTCACCAATGCACGCCTCTGGCTGTTTAAACAAATAGCCGTGGTGGCGCTGGTCGCTGTTGTCTCTGCGGGATTGCTCGCCCTGGCTTATTTCACTGGAACCTAATATGAACACAATAACTGTTTGTTGGTTGGATGTCCCTCCGTCAGACGCTGACTTGGATGTCGCCATTCGGTTAATGGGGCCCGTTGCCAATCAGTTGTTCAATGCCCCTGGTCAATACATCGACGCGGTTGCCGGTAATCGCTTGATGAACTATAAGTCTTTGCCTATCGACTCGGATGTGAGCGAGGTAATCATTCTCCCCCCTATGTCCGATCTGAAGTCGTCTACTCTGTTCTTCAGGAACTACGGTCGATACCTGGACAAGACTCAGGTTACATCGGCTGCACAGCGCGCATCGATGGCGACCAGTGACATCGTTGCCATTGCGTCCAACCCCAATCACATTTGCATTGACGGCAACATGGTCAACAAAGTGATACGGGCCAATAGCTACTACCACGTCGCCCTGGCGATGATGAATCACACGCGAGATGGCCAGATCGACGGAGAGGTGGTATTTAATTCGCTGGCCGCAACGCCCGACTACGCGCACTGTGTTTACCGTCTAGCGTAAATGAGCCCTCCCAGTCCGGGAGGGCTTTTATACGCAATTCCAAGATATTTCAGACCTATATAACACTGGTGAATGGAGTAGTAACTGTAAACCGAAGAGGCTTAACATGGACACAGGTGACAGAGTCACTATGAGAACCAAGACGGTCTTTCTACCGAGAGACCAGCTCCATAAACTGTCCGAGGCTGACAAAGCAAAAGTCGAAGACGTCCTTAAATCAATCGAGGGTCAGGAGCTCTATGTATCCGTGCAAGCTATAGATGACGATACAGAGCCCCTCCTTCTATTTCAAGAGGGTGTATTTACGATGTCTCACTTGCAGATGACCTATCACATCTGTGATGGCGGGACCTGGAAGTTTGTACCCCTCGAGGAGTACTGACATGCAATCCCTGAGCATGCTGGCAGTAGCCAGCACTGTGGCATTCGCTGTGTCCATCTGGGCATAGCTCACAACTGTCCGAAGGAGGACGTTATGAAAACCATATTTGTTCTAATCGCAATGACCCTGGGTTTCATGGGTCTTATGTTTGCCACCACCATTGCGGTGCTAGTTCTAGCACTGGCAATACGGTACTGGTTCGTACTTGTTATTTTGGTACTGACCTTTACCTTCTTTCACATGTTGCTCCGTCGACTCGGTATCCGGGTTCATGCGGATGTCACGATGTGAGGGACAAAAAAGAGAGGCTCACGCCTCTCTTTTTTTTTTGCTATCAGGAGGTCCACCAGACGTCATCGGTACCAGCACCGTGCAACTTACGTCGACCCAGTGACTCACCATGGATGTCATCTCGAATGGCGCCTACCTCGAAGAAAGGTAGTACGGTGTAGAGAAGTTCTTCTTTGGTGATCTTGGTCTTACGATGCTTGCCACGGCGAACAGTCAGGAAGGATTGTCCACCTTTCTTCTCGATGTGGATATACAGCTCGCCATCCACCTCTTGGTCGATGGTCTTACACGAGTCATAGTAACCCTTGTTAGCGATTTCACTAACGAAGTCGGTTACCCCTGCCCGCATGAGACCTTTGGCCTCTGTCGATAGCTGGTGTGGCGTAATGAACAAGATGCGACGAGCCGCTGTGAAGTTACGAACCCGGCGGAACAAATCCCGCGTATCAGAACCCGTCGGACCCATTGTGTTACAGCCGACCTTAGACATCATGTTCAGATAGTCAACCAGCAAGACATGGATCTCGTAACCCTTGGCCTCCAAGTCAAGGACGTAGTTAACAAGATCTCGATAGGTGAACTCCGATGGGTCGAAGCGATCCATGAAGATCTCATATCCGTTGACCTTTAGTCGTTCGTGGATGTACCCGGCAGCTTCCACGATGTCGATGTTACGAATGTCGCAAGGGACTCCCGTCTCGTTTTCCTTGAGCGAAGCATACAAAGTCAGGATGTTGGTGCTCACCGAGTTCTCTAGCGTGATGAACACGATGGCGGGTTTCTTGGTTTTGTCCAACATGTGTGGTTTGTTGTACAGCGCGAACCCTTTGAGGCAGGTCAGCAGAAAACCCGTTTTAAAGTTATGTTGCAGTGCACCAACCACCCAGGCCTCACCACGTAGGAATGCTTCGTGGTCACCCATCATGTTGTTGATATCCTGGATACCTATCTTCAACCCCCCTTCGGTTGAGATGGATTCAGAAGCTTTCAACATAGCTTCCTTTACTTCTTCCAGGTTGGCGAAGTTAACGCCGTCGACATAGCCGGGCTGTTTCCCATCGGCCTCGACCATCAGAAAAGGCTCTAGCTTCTCAACGGTCGCTGCTACGAATTCTTTATAGTTGACACCCTTGTCGTTGAACAGGATGGTCTGGGCCGCTTCCTTGAAGATGTTTCGAATGGTTTCCTGCTTGCCGTGTTCAGCAAGTTCGTTCCGATACCGAACACAAACCATCTTCAGTTGGTCAGGGTCTTCAATGTCTCGACCAATGGCATCCTCAATGGCTTCGTAGAGGTATGTCTCGTCCCCCACATTAACCCGTATTCTTTGGAGCAATTCCATCTTGTCGTACACGGTGCCCTCAGGCGCCTCGATCATCCATATCGCCGTGTTACGTAGTGAAACTTGGGTTTCACGAGAATCATCCATGTCAAGGATGCGCTCGGGGAGTTTCATTGTTTGCAGAACACTGCGTGCTAACTCGGTTGAGCCGCCAGCTGCATCTTCCAGCTGGCTTTCTCGGTAAAGAAGAGTAATGATCTTTACCAGTAGTAATTTGGGTTCCATTAGATAATCCTATAGTGTCAGACAACCAACGCGAGTTCTATTATGCATACTCTCATTAAAAAATCTGGTGAAGAAGCCGATTTTTCTATCAAGCTGGTAGTTGTTCCACTCTGGCTTGAGCACGCCATTTCCACCGGGACTGTTCCTCTGGAGAAAGTTGGCGACATCGAATTTCTTTCGGGCATATTATCAGCTGAGGACGTAGGTTTTTATCTGGCTGCCCAAATCACCATCGGAGCTGTCTTCGGACAAGAGTTTGTTGAAGGCTTTCCTCTCCAAGTACCGATGTCCAACATCGAGAAAACGGCGGCGGTTGTCTCTGATCTCAACATACCGTACATTGATATGAAGGTCCCTGTAAAAGCCAAGGAAATCATCCTGGGTCCGGAACACGTCGATGTGGTTGGCTGGCCGGTCGACTTCCGAGCTGAAACCATCGGTCCGAACATCATCGCTATTCGTATGACAGAAGCTGCTCCTCAGGGTATCCAGAGCGCAGTGGCCAAGTTATATGAAGGCGTTGTCATTCAACTCAACAAGTTCCACTCCTTCCAGACAGTGGCCAGTACCCCAATGTTCCGTTCTTTTGTGCGCGAGCTCGATCGGAGTATTCACCGCACACGGCAAGAGATGTAATAGCAGTAGAAAAAGCGTCAATAGTTTGAAAGGCGGTCGTATAGACCACAGCTTCCGACTGTACGTTGGATAATGATATGGGTTGCTGCTACGTTATTGTATGCAGTGACATTTCACAACGGCAGTTTTGACTGCGTTAGATTGCTTATCTGGTGCACTTTGCCTGATATCCGGCGCTTGCCTGACTTCACAATGACCATGGTATGTGATTTAGTTCGCACACTCTCCACTTACATCGTAAGGATTCATCGTATGTCTCGAGTAATGAAGTATAAGAACGCGCCTGCTGGCGCTGGCGCAGCACTGTCTGCTGTTGCCGCGGTTATGGCGGACAGCGGTAGCTTCGGCATCACCGACGGTCATACCAAAACCCTGGTCTCCATGGAAAGCGTCGGCGATGCTCAAATGGCCGAATTCGTTCGTCTGTCTGACGACATCGGTCAGCAGCTGCGCATCTCCCTGGAATCTGCCGGTTTCGATGAGCTGAACCCCGTTCAGCTGGAAGTCGCCTGCATGATGGCTATGGCTGCCGGTAGCCCGGTCGAGTACGCTCAGCGCGCTCTGGCTGGCGTGAGCACCATCTCCACCGAAGGTATCACTGTTGTTGAGCCGAACAACTTCGGCGTCGCTGGTTCTCTGGACTATCGCCCCACTGCCCTGCCGGCACTGGAAGCGTTCTCCGAGCAAGAGCTGAGCAACTTCCTGCCGATGTCCATCGTGTACAACCTGGCTGCCGTTCGCCAAGATCCCTTCGGCGAAGCCTTCTTCCGCACCGTGGCCCTGTCTCCCGACCAGATCGGTCTGGACCTGAGCGTTCGCAAGTTCAACGTCTACGAAGAAGTTCGTCACAACACCACCGGTAAAGTGACCGATTTCAAATTCCGCAACCTGATCCGTGCGCACCGTGATCACACCATCCTGGCCAACGAAGCCACCACCGTGGTTCCGTATCGCCTGGTTGACGACACCAACGCCGAATACTTCGTCGACGAAGCCCTGGTTGCCCCGACTGTCTACGTGATCAACGGCGCTGAAGTACCGACCGCTCCGCTGGCCATGGGCAAAGAAATCGACCTGCTGGGCATTTCCCAGTATCCGGGCCTGGTTGGTCCGACCGTTACCGACTCCCTGGACTCCCTGGACGGCCGCATTGGTCTGAAAGCGATCTACATTCAACTGAACGGCGATGTTGGCGGTACCCCGACCTCCGAAGTGATCAAGTTCGAAACTGCTCGCCTGCCGCGCAGTGCTTTCGTCAAGTCCGTTGAAGGCAACTATCGCGAGATGGTTCTGAACTTCGGCACCGACGCTCTGCAAATCACTGGCGATACCAAAACTGTTGCCGGTGCTGCTTCCGCCATTCTGGAAGCCATGATCACTGCTGGCAACACCCTGCGCCTGGGCACCAAGGTTACCGGCGACGCCAACGTTGAAACTGGCGCGGTTACCCTGTTCTCCAACAACCTGTCCGTTCGTGGCCTGTTCGACGCCGACGGCGTGAAAGTTTCCACCGACAGCGGTGCCGGTCAGACTCAGGTTAGCGCCATCGAGTCCATGACTGTTATCGGCTACGATCTGGAAGCTCGTCGCTCCAACGCCGACCTGCGTACCCGTGGCCTGCTGCTGAGCCCGACCATCGAGAAAGAGCGTCACACCATTCACCTGGGTGCGCCGATCTCCGCTCCGAGCCCGATCGGTACCAACCGTGACGCGTCCGACCTGACTGCCCTGATCGCAGCTACCCGTGTTCGCAACAGCAACAACGCTGTGACCACGCTGCTGAACTACGCCGACTCCCTGAAAGCGTATGTTGGTTCCGACACTCGTCCGGACGCCGAGAAAGAGCTGGTCATCGAAGGTATCGGTCGTCACCTGGTGACTCCGTTCTTCGAGGAGATCGACCTGGACGTCAGCACCGTGCTGAACAGCATCAAGACCCACGAGAAAGCAGCAGACATCTCGGCCGCTCTGGTTAACGCCATTCGTGACCTGGGCTACCGCATGGTTCGTGACTCCGGTTACCGCCAAGCTGTTGAAATGCTGACTGGTGGCGTTGCTGAAGAAACCACTCTGGTTATCGGTACCGACCAGGTACTGGAACGCTTCCTGATGGTTTCTGGTGACACCCGCACTACCGGTATCGGCCTGGTGCCGAAAGTTGTATCCAGCCCTGACACCCGTATGGTCAACAAGATCGTACTGTCGCTGTCCCGTCCGGGCGAGTCTGAAATCGACGGTCTGTCTCCGGGTGTGTTCGCCTGGGTTCCTGAGCTGGCTTCCACCACTCAGGTTACTCGTAACGGCGCCACTGCCAAAGAGCCGACTGTTCAGCCGCGTTCGCGCCACATCAACACACTGCCTGTCATGGCCGTGATCAATGTGATTGGCCTGACCGAAGCGCTGACCACCCAAACCCCGACTCCGTAAGGCGTCGAGGTGTAGGTTGGAGAGAAAAGGCCCGCCCTTCGGGGCGGGCCTTTTTATTTCTTTTTTTTATGCCAATGTAAAGCTTTTTCACCCATACATCATGATAATGACCAAGACCATTAATCATACAGACATGGGGGCTCGAGCTTCATGGACATGTTGTTCTACGACAAGAATCATCCAGCGCATTACGACACGCGCGACATCCGCAGTACCCCCAAGAACTACCAGCACGAGCGTGTTCCGTTTGCCGTAAGGACAACGTATCACAATGGCCTATCAATTCCAGTTACGGTAGTCCATCGCAATGGTATAGCGGTAACCTATCCTCCGGCTACCGATACATCGGTTAGAACATTTACCGTGAAAATACGGTACGGGTTTACGAAAGCTGTAAAAATTGACGCCCATCACCTATTGAATGAGATAGAAGAATCAGACCATCACGAGGTCCAAGCTTGGAAGAACGCGTATGAGACTCGGGAGCATCATCCGTACTCTGAAGAACATGAAATGTGCGTCGCTTACTCGTACACCAGACAAGAACTTGAGCAATGGGGGGGCTCCCTCTATATGCCCGATGTGGACCTGGTCATCTCCATCAGGGACGCGAGTAGAACACCGCGTCATCCGTATAGTCGAAATGGCATTTCCCGTAGTCTTGCAGAGGGCAACGACGAGGTGAATAACCTTACTTTGTTCAGCAAGACCATCAAGATAATCGACAACAACGGAAGTCATGGCGATCGCTTCGTTAATGTCAATGGTTTTGTGTTCCGCATCACGGCAACAACGTCAGATGACATGCGAGATGGCATCTACCATATCACAAGCGCCAGCGTAACAGGCGACCACCCGCCCGGTCCACCTCAAGTTACGTGGTATAACTATGCAGATGGAGATAAAGCTCTATGTCTCTACAGGACGTACGATGAGGCGTTACACTGTGGGGACGTCTTAGCCGCCCGGGACTACGCGGCCAAAGAACAAGCCATTCGAGCTAAGGAACTGGAAGCCAACATCAAAACAGCGCGGTTGGACAAAGAGGCGGCCATCGACAAGCGTAAGAACGAGTTCGAGTTGAGTAAACTGGATCTGGATATCCAGGCACACAAGAAGGCCATCGAAGTCAAGGAGAAGGAAGATGTGTTAGAAAGATCGAAACTAGAGGTCGAGACAGAACGCAAGACACTTGAGCACACCAGGGCAATGGAAACATTGGTCAGGAAAGACGAGTTCGATAGACGGAGCTCCCGTCGAAAAGAAATACTCGAATACCTCAAGGTCATACCTGCTGTCTTGGCGGGCATTGGATTGCTGGCAGCTGCCTTTAAGAAGGCGATGACGTAGAACCTTTTGACAATAAGAAGGGTGGGGAATGGAGAGCATCTTAGGTGACATGATAGCGGAAGAGACTCCCAAGTTCAATCCGGTTATCGTGGACGGGTTAGCAGTTGAGGAGCTGAGTAACCCCGCGCAGTATATCGACCAGATCTGGCGTACGGTCGCGCTCTGGTTTCCAGAAGGCATGACTTACGACGGGTACGAATTATGCACGCCCCAAGAAGAATACAACGAGATAACCAGCAAGCGTAACGGGAAACGTTTGTGCGAGATCGCAAAGAGCTATCTTTATCTCGTGAGATTTAACTTGTCGCTACACGGTGTTCCATTATACCCTCGCTACCTGCACTTACCTTACGTGCTGGATGCGGGCATCATGGTGCTACGTGGATCTCGCTTTGCCATCTCGCCGGTGTTGGCCGACAGAGCGATCTCGGCAGAAAGCGACAGCCTGTTCATCCCGCTGAACTGTGCCAAGCTCAAATTCGAGCGCGTGGTACAACACTACCGCGTAGGTGGTGAAGGCGATGGTGAATCTGGACAGCGTGAAACGGTTAACGTGATCTGGTCGCCAGTTCACAACTCGTGCAACAAGCCTCGCCGAGACGGTACTCGAGCCACCGTCGACGTAAGGACTACGCTGGTTCACTATCTGTTCTGTTGCCAGGGCGTCACCAAGACCTTCGAGCAATTCACAAACACCACAGTTGTAGTTGGTGGACCCGAAGTCAATGAACGCACTTACCCTGCCGACAAATGGGTGATTTGTTCATCGGTGCAGTTGAGACCCAAGGGTTTCAAAGGGCGCCTTTATCAGCCGTCTGAGATACGATTGGCTATTCCGGTCAAGCGGTACGAGATTTACGAAAACCGTGCGTTGATCGCAGGTTTCTTTTACATCGTTGATCACTTCCCCGATCTGATCGAACCTGAGTTTATCGACGAAGTTGACCTCTGGCGAGTGTTGCTGGGTCACGCCATCTTTGCAACCAACACCAGTGAAGGTGAGATCCTTAACAAGATCGAAGCACACCTTGACTTCCTCGATGAATACATTGACGGCATGTCACAGGAAACCCTGCGGCAGGACGGCGTGGAGGTCAACGACATCTACGACCTGTTCATGCATGTGATCGAGACAATGTCGGAACGTCTCCTTAACCCAGGCGAGCCGGTGTCGAGTATGTACGGCAAGCGACTGACGGTTAAGCACTATGTCTTGTTCGACATCATCAAGGCAATCATGACACTGCGATTCAAGTTGACCACGGCCAACAAGAAGAAGCCTGTCACGATTGACGACGTCAACAAGTTGATGAACCGAGAACTGGGACGAGACCTGATCACCAAGATCAACCGTCGACACGGAGAAGTCTCTAGCGTCTCTAGTCCTGGTGACAACAAGTACTTCAAGATCACTTCCAACATTGTGATGCAGACAAAATCATCCAGTGTACGAGGCCGGTCTAAAGGCAAGTTGTCTGACCCTGCTAAAGCACTCCATGTGAGTATCGCTGATGTAGGTAGTTACCTCAACCTCCCACCATCTGACCCAACAGGACAAAGTAAGGTTAGTCCCTATCTGGAGCTGGAACCAGACAGGACAGTGAAACGCAGGGAAGAATACCGAGAAGAGCTGGACAGGGCACAACTTAGAATCCAGCAGTAATAAAAAGTTAACAGACATACATCATTAATTGCACTTATACAACTACACGGAGTTTTACTCGATGTTTCCCAGTTATCAGAACAACTCTCTCCCGGTATCAGCCGACCGGGTTGATCAGTCCAACTGGTTTAATGGTGCTCCACGGAACATTCCATGTAACCCCGGTGCCCAGGTGTCACACCAGTTCCAAGAAGCAGTGCCGATGATCGTCGGGCTGTTGGTTAACCATATTCAGAATCAGGTTAACCGAAACCATCTGCGGGTGTTCATGTACAACATGGTTTCTCAGAACCAATGGCAGAACGAACTGTTCGCAGAGATCGTCAACGCCACAGCGGTGTGGGCCGAATGGGAGGTTTCCAAGAACCGCTACTCCAATGTCGACCGGGTTGTTGAGGAAGTGGTGACGAACATCTGTTCCATCTACACTGCTATCCTGGCCAGCCAGTTCCAGCAACTGACCAATGGCCTGGGACAAAACGAGCGTAATGAAATCAACGCTCGCCTACAACAGTTCAACGACATCCGCAACGAGATGACTCGTGGTCAAAACCAAGGCTACGGTAACCAGAGCTATGGCAACCAAGGTGGTTTTAACTACAACGGCGGTTTCAACAACAACCAGGGTCAGGTCAATCAGGTCAACCATGGTCTCGCGAGCGCAGGCAGCAGTCTGCTGGGTCGGTTCTCAAATACCCCCGCTGGCGAAGACAACGGATTTCGTTCTAGTCTCGCACCCCGTACAGATACACCGCGTGAAGAACCCAACTCCATTCATCTCGGTGGCGCACGCCCTGAGGTCAAATCCCGACAAGAGGCGCCGAGCGCAATGACTCGAGAAAAATCTTACGTCGAATTGACCAATCTGGTCAACTCCGATTCTCAGGTGGCTGTTGCACACGAAACCGATTGGCGCCGCACGCCAACCCACGAGAATCCTTACCCCGTCGTCTACGATCCGCAGGTCGATCTGATGTTGTACGAACGGTCCCCCAACAATCAGGTCCGTGAGGTCCTGGCAACGCGTGATGGAAGCATGGAATACACCGACCACGAACTGAACCCGGACCTTGCTGTCCGCGCACGCCAAGCCGCGCGTTCTAACCAAGGACGCATTGCTCCCAACTACACGATCTTCGATAAAGCGATCAGTAGCGACGCCGAGATCGAGTTGTCCGAGCACGACATCGATGTACCGCGCACTGTAACAATCCCGAAAACCCTGTTCGCATTCAGCACCGAGCAAGCACTGCTCAAAGCGAAGATGGAAGTTCTCTCCAACCAGCTGAACATGTTGGGCGGTGCCACTGCCATCGAATTCGACTACGTTCACATGAAGCCGATCATGACTAGCGGTGAGGCTGTTGAGCAAACACGCCTGATACTCGACCTGTTGGACTCTCGCGGTATCCGCTCCCTGTCTGAAAAGCTGCGCTACGGCCAGCAGTCTGACACACCGCTGTCGCCTGAAGTCTTCACGTACGTTGACAAGCAGCTCACCGAGCGCTTCCTGTCGATGCTACACATCAACCTCGGCATTTCGAAGGAATACCATATCGACTCATTCGCAGAAGACGCCGATGAAATGATGGACGGTCTGGTTGAGGACTTCGGTACTGACGTCACAGACATGCTGAACCGCAATGTGACGACGTTGCTGGCGTCGATCGCTGTGGTAAGCAACGAGCAACGCGATCTCCAGTTGAAGGCACTGACTGGCGAGTACGAGTTCAGCGAAGAAGATCGCGCTACCATTGAAAGTCGCACGGTGCTGTTTGGCCAGCGCATTCACATGGCAGTGGTGCCGTGGGCGTCTAGCGACATGTCGATCAACATGCGTGAAGCTGGTGCAATGGTGCTGGAGCATCGTACACCGGGCCTGCATGAATGCGTGTCGGTTATCGCTGAGAAATCCAAGGCCAACGGCCGCATTCCGTACTCGGTGGTCATGCGTACTACCGATGGTGTGATGTTCGACATCGCAAATGGTTTCCACATTGAAGGATCGCGCCTGCTGTCGATCAAGTAAGTAGTAATGTGGAATAAAAGGCCAGGGATTCCCCTGGCCTTTTTGACTCGTCAACATTTGCGTAAAAGGATTTAGCTATGCCAGGAGTGTTCAGTTACCGTGGACTCGCACTTCGGTTCCAAACAGATTCACAAAAGAAAGACGGGTGGGTAGAGTACATCGATCACCGCTACCCGACTCAAATCAAACGAATGATGTTCAACATCAACATATCCGCCCGCTGTGAATTAAAGTTTATTCGACCCGGTGCCAACAACAAGTCTTTTGCTCTTCCCGACACGGTCAGTTATCTGGAGAAGCTGTCTCAAGCAGATTGGTGGTCCGATCGAACCGTCATATCCATTAAGTTCTACAGAATGCCGGAGAGAGGAGTTCCGGCTATGTCCATTCGTTATTACGTCAACGTGCGTGATGAGCGCACCTATGTACTTACATTAGAAGGCCAGAGCTATACCGAGAAAAAACCTTCTAAGGACCATCCATAGTTTCTACGGGGGCGTAGCGATTAGTCCTGTTGTTGGGACAACCTAACACATCACCCAACCCCCTTTCTGGGTGATGTGTTTTTTTTTTTGATTCCAAAAAATCTCAGACCTATATAACGGGGGTGAATGTTCTACAAGAACGAACTTGAAAGGAGTCTGAGATGGCTGGATTACCCGGAGACAAAGTCCGCACAATGACCGGACACATGTGTGAACACGAGAACTGTGACCAGGTCTCCGAGTGGAGACTCCAAGGTGAGACAGATTCGTTCGGCGCAGAGTACGAATACTTCTGCGACAAACATATGGCAGAGATTGACGAGCAACTGCGCAATGCAGAACCACAGCTCGAAGAGTGCGAGAAGTGTCACAAAGAACATCTCGACATAATGCCAGTGCGAGATGCCGAAGAAGGTATCTCGGGACCGGTGTACTACTGTTGTCCGGCTTGTCGTGACAAGCTGAGAACCTTGTGGTAACAAAACAATAGCGACAGCCAACTGGCTGTCGCTTTATTCCCTAGAACCCGAAGGAGGGTTTATCATGGCCTTTTACGAAATCAAAACCGAAGACGAGTTGAAGCATTCGATGGACTTCTGGAAATCCATCGGGGCAAGAACCCGCAAGATGGTAACTGCCACGGGCTTCATGCTCATGGTCAGCGTTTAATCCCCCCCCCCAACTGAAAAGGTAAATTACAATGGACAAGTCTTCTCTGGAACTGAGCTTCGAAAAGATCTTCAACAACCCAGACGTGGTCAAAATTGAGTTTGACCCCAAGTGGAGAAACGGAACTGGTTACTACAACGACGCGACAACCGTTCCTCTGGAGCCGGGTGTCATTGCGGTGTCGCAAGAACCCGATCCGAACAACCGCCGGATCATTCTGGTCGGCACATCGGTAGGGACTGCTGTAGCGTTTGAGCGCTACACGCCCGGCATCGGGCAGCCGTTCGTCGTGGTTAGCAACGTACCCAATGCGCTGCGTCACATCGTCGTCAGCGGCTCCATGTCTGCCGACGCCTTTGATCTCCACTTCGGAGAGACGTACCACAACGTTGGTCACATCGTCAACGACGTGGTCAACGAGTACATCAAGCGTCACGCTGTCTGAACCTGGTCGGGACGCCCTGGGCTCATGCCCGGGGTGTCCCACTGTTCTACCGGCATTTATTTTTTTGGCCCGAGGGAATATTTTATGGACCTCTTTACGGATAGAGCACTATGAACATTAACCAGTATCTACCTGAACTGCCCTCTCTTGAGGCTGCTGTCGATGGACAACAGCGACAGGAACTCGAATATGCCTTCTTTGGGCGCCTCACAGACCTCACAGTGCTCGATAAGGCATTCTCCAGTGAGAGACAAGAGCAATGGGAGATCGTTGTTGAGAAGTCCCCAGAGAACGCCGTACGGGGTACTCTGCGGGTACGCAAAGTCAACGATGATGTTTTCATCTTCACATCCAAGACAATGATCCCCGGTGTCAAGGGCAAGTCGGAAGTTGAGCTCGAGTCTACCGAAGCTCAGTTCAACCAATTCCGAGACATGGCATCCGGCGGCATGATCAAACGTCGCTACCTGTTCCCCGTGAAAGGAACAGAAGGCACGTGGACTGATGCCGACGCACCACACAACGGCTGTCTGGTCTGGGAGTTGGATGTCTATCTTGATGAGCAAGAAAACCCGAAAGAATGGGTCAAGGTGGATTTGGAAGTACCCAGCGAAGATACCAAGGTACCAGCTCTCCCATTTAAACTGGAAGATCTGATCACCGCCCCTTATGACAAGCGAACCCCTGAAGAGAATGCCATTCTGGACAAACTCTTCAAGACCGTTTTCATCTCCAAGAACCCTAAAGCGAGCCCCGCACAATGAAACGCCGTAACCTATCCCCGATTCGATCTGCTTTGAACGTTGCCCTTGAGTCCGCCGACCAAGCAGTTGACCCTGTAGAAACCGCCATTGCCGAAGCAACTCGCCTTGATCAGGCCGTTCAAGAAAGTGTCCGCATCGCCGCATCGCTCGAATCGATCTCTTCTGATCTACGGGTTATGGTAGACCGCGGTGATGTGACGCCGGTCGAACAGAACCTCATGACGATTGCTGTCAACAACAACCTCCAGACCCTCGGCCAGACGCCGCTTCCTTCTGATGTTGAAGCTTCGGTGGCGCTGGAGTCGGTGTCCTCCACAATCAAGGCCATCTGGAAGAAAATCGTTGAGCTGGCCCGCAAAGCTTGGGAGGCCATTGTTCGCGCTGGTAAGATGTTGTCTGAGAAGGTCCTCGGTGTGAATCGCCAGAAGCGCGTGGAACGCTTCAATCTGAACTTGAAAGAGGTCGAAAAATTCAAGCTCACGATCAAGAAAGCTGAGGTGAAGCCGATTGACGTCAGTTTCTTCCAGCCGACTCCCTCCTTCATCCAGCTGAAGGACGGTTTCACGCCGGACGATATCCTGAAAGACTTCAGGGAATACGCCGAGTACCTCAAGTGGTTCACTGACCAGGTTCAGAAAGACCGCGCTATGTACCTGCGAGAACTGGAGAAGTTCTGTCGCTCCGGCATTGGTGTCAAAGACGCCGATATCAACTCGTGGCTCTCTGGGCTGGCTAATCTGTCTCCACGAGACTTCTCTCGGTTTAACAAACCCATCAGCAGCATCTCGGGCGATATCGATAAAATCCCGGTTGAATACCGTGGGGACATGAAAGCGACTCCTCTGTTCATGGGTTCCGTTACTTACGCAGGTGGCATCATCAAGCGCCTCCCCATTGGAACCGTCGCGCCCAGCGTGTTCATCAACCGAGTCCTCAGCTCCTACTACGTTGTCCCCATCTCGGCCAAGCGCGATAAAGGTAATGTCCGCTCGGCAACCTTCAAGGACACCGATGGTCTGGCAACAGCGAAGGCGTTGAACGAGGTGCAAACCGACATATCCAAAACCGCCACCGCCTTGACCAACGTCGTCACCGGCATCCAGCGGGAAAACTTCCAGCCCAAGTGGGTTGAGGATCTGAATGTGAGCTTCCTCAAGAACATCGAGGAAGGAGCTGACCACGATAAGTATCAAACGATCTATCAGATGCTCATGCAGGCCTCGGGTTTCTTCGATCGCTCCATCATCGAACACTTGGCGCACGCCACTAAAATCATCGACTCTGTCCTGGCCATCCAGTACACGATGGTTGGCGAAATGGCCACCGCTGCGCGTTCCAAAATGTGGAGCGGTGTTTCCGTATAAGGTGTCCCCTCGAGATAGGATAGAGAAATGAAGCAGAATCGCATTTCCCAGTTGAAAGCATCTCTCGAGTCCGAACAGCCCGCTCTCCCCGATGTGGTCGAAGGCGATGACGACAGTCTTTACCAGGCGATCTCTGATAACTCCGCGGCAATTGCTGTCGCGGAGGAATCCGCCGCTGCGCTGGAGTCCATCGCCATGGATCTACAGACATTGCTAGATCGCGGCGGTGTCAGTAGCGCAGAACGTGGGCTGACGACGACCGCTGTCAACCGGCACATGTCGAGACTGGGCGAACCCCCAATTGACCCGATGGGTGATCTAGTTATCGCCCAGGAGTCAATTGGGGACACCATTGGTCGGATTTGGGAGAAGATCAAAGAGCTGGCCCGCAAGGCCTGGGCTCTGTTGAAGGAATTCTTCGCACGGTTGACTGGTAGTAAGTACAAGGTCGTGTACGCCACGCGCGAAAAGAACTTCAACGATGACAAAGCAAAGGTCGAAGAGTCTCTCAAGAAAATTCGAACCGATTTCGATTTCCAAGTGACTATCCCCAAGGGATCGTTGCTGAACTTCAACCCATCGACCTTCAGTGTTGCTCTACTGAATGCCAAGTTGAAGGACTTCATTAAGTACATGGAGTGGTTTCAAGAAAACTTCGAGAAAGACCGCTCTGTGTTCATGAAAGAATTGGAGCAGATCTGTCGGAAAGCCAACGGTATTTCAAGTGCCGGTTTGATGCCGTGGATCACCGAGTTCAAGGCGCTGTCTCCGCGTAACACGCGGCCGATGGTCTGGAGTCTCAAGCCTGCTGATGTCCCCAGTGAAATACCAGCTGTTTTCAGGAACGTTGTGAAGACAACTCGGAACAATGGTCAGTTGTTGCTGGGTTCGATGGAATTCCTTGTGGTTAAGCCGACGCGCAACATGGTCGTCACTAGCCACAACATCCCGCACTTCATGAACTCAGTATTTGCCAGCTACTTCATCACAGCCAGATCCGAACCAAGTACCGAAGACCGGGTTCTTGGTCTGAACACCTCGTACGGCAAGGACCTGACGGATGTTATCGCCTACGCGTCTGGCACGCTGTCTAATGTCGCGAAGAAGCTTCGGATGACGACCGTGGATCTCATAAAGGAGAAAGACATTCCCCGGTGGTTGGAAGATCTCGATAAATCGTTCATCGAGAACATCCGAAAGGGAGACGGTTCTGAGAAATACGAGCAGATCTACCACTAGATGAACAAAGCGGTTCGTTTTTACGACGAGTCATTGGCCAGCCACATCGCCTACATTGATCGCGTGGTTTTAGACCTCCACTCGATGCACCGACAGTATACGGCTGCGGTGAAGTCAGCTCTGGGTACCGTCCAAGGTTCAGTTTAGATAAAAAAGGCGACCCACATCGCCCTTTTACCCACTATCATATCGAGCACAGTAAAATGAAACACAATCGCATGTCTTATTTTAAGACCTCGTTGGAATCAACACCTCCGCCTGTCGAACCAACGGCAGACCAGATCGACCCGGCGAACGTACAGAAGGCAATTGCTGAAGGTCTCGAAGCGGAGACCAAACTCCGCGAGGCCGAGAACTCCGCCGCTGCACTGGAGTCCATTGCCGTAGATCTCCAAGCACTGTTGGATCGCGGTGACGTCACCAATGCCGAGCGCGGTCTGACGACACTGGCCATCAATCGCCATCTCGAGCAACTGGGTGAAGAACCCGTCGACCCGATGGCAGACTTGACCATTGCTCAAGAGTCGCTGTCCGATACCATCCGGAACATCTGGGAGAAGATCAAGGAACTGGCCCGCAAAGTCTGGGCTGTCTTTACCCGCATTCTCTCCAAGTTGAAGGGCAGCGCTCAGCGTAAAGCCATGGCTGTTCAACAGGCCAACCTGAAGAAACGTGTCGACACCATGATCCCGCCCGCCAAGATTAAGGAGATGGGTTCCGATCCAGTGAATGTCCGCTTCGAGGGTCTCCCCGATGTCATCAACCTCTCTGCCGTAAAGTCCCCGAATGACATTGTTGACTACGTCGAAAAATATTTCGACTACATGGACAGGTTTGTCAAGACGTGGGGTTCGAGCAGAAAGAAATTCCTTAACGACATGGAGAGGATCTGTATTCTTGGTGTGAACCTGAAAGCAGAGCAAATGCAGGCCTGGGTAACTTCATTCAACAACATGACCGAGCCGGATAGCAAGCTTTTCACCGTTACGATGACGCCAGCTGTCAAAGAGTCTCCGGTTGTCGGCGCTGCCGGCGAGTCGATGGTAGGGACCGACCTGTTATTCGGCACGCTTCGCTATGGGGCTGCCAGACCGACTATCAAGATGATGCTTGGTTTCCACGGGATGGCAGGGTATTTGCGAACCACCCTCTCTCCTCACCGAGTCCGGTATGCGAAGTCCGGTTCCACTCCGACTTTCGAAGGACAGTGGAAACCGAGTGAAATCAAGGACTTTGCCGATAGCATGAGCAACCTGTCCACTCACTCGAATACCATCCAAAGGAAACTCGACTCGTATGCCAAGGATGTCGAGATAACGCCGGCTGTTCCAGCTTGGATAGAAGTACTCGGTGAACAACTCAAGGATCGAGGGTTTAGTGAAGACACCACTCGTGAAGCGAGCAAGGTTTACGATGAGCTGGTCCGTGCATCCAAGTTTTACGACAAAGCTCTGGTTGAACACATGGCGCACTTCTCGATGATTCAACGGTCTATCGTTTACATGGGCTTGGCGGCAACCTCGTCCTTGGTTAAGCGTAACGATGAAGTAATGAACCGCCCTTGACGAAAAAAAAAGAGCGGGCAAATGCCCGCTCTTATGCTTTAATGGATTAAACCTCGGGTTCTTCTGGATCGGGAGTGGGGTCTTCCTCTTCCTCTTCTTCCGGTGGTTCCTCTGGTGGAGTTTCCTCGTCCGCAGGTTCCTCTTCTGGCGGGGTCTCTTCGACTGCCTCCGGTTCTTCCTCGACGTCTTGATCGATATCAAGGTCCATGTCGTCTCCTCCGACATCGTCCCCAGTATCCGCCGTATCGTCCGCTCCACCAAAGTCATTGGTGTCTTCCGGTTGAGCACCGGCTTCTTCCAACAACTCAGCGTCGCGAGTGATGCGGTTATCTCGAGCAGTGCGGTTCTCCTTGATCTTACGCATGTGAGATTCGATAGTACGTGCCAGACCTTCAAGGTGCTTACTGGTCTCATCCAAGAGGTTGAACACCGGCTCGTCTTTCTCACCCATTTGGGTGATCTCACTCAGCTCTGGCAGAACGTTGTTCTCCGCCATCCACTTGCGCATCATCAATGCCACCAGAGATGCTTTCGTAGAGTCAATGGAGTCGGCCAACTCACCCAGGTTACTTGCTTCCAGATACTCGCTGGAGATGTAGTCGTCAATGGCCTCGACGATGAACTCCTTGTATCCGCGATAAGCCCGGATCTGGTTCTCCAGCGTGATGGAGTCAGGCGATGGTAGCGAAGTCTCGATGTTATTGATGAACGACATCAAAAGTGTGTCGATCGTGGTTTCATCATCCAGAAGATCCTTGATCGACTCATGGTTGTCCATCAGTACCTTGCGAAGATCGTTCATCAGTCGACCGGAGTTAAGGGTGAACTTACGAATAAGGTCATCAATAAAGCTGGTCAGTTTGTCCTGAGTGATCGTCACTCGCTTGGCCAACAACAGGTTACTGGACACCACGCTAGCGGCGAAGTCCACCGACATCGACATGTCCACGGTCTCTGGCGCCAAACCAAAACCCATGTAGTGGCGACGCTTCATGTCCTCTTCAAGCTGAGTGTCTGGTTGCTGTCGACCACCAGACTTATCCTCTACGTCAAACGTGGTTTCAGGATAAGCAGGATGTCCGCTAACAGCAACGTCAACACCGGCACGCTGCAAGTAGTTGATGATGTCGCGCGGGTCGTTAACGCCCACCGGGTAAGCCATCTGACGATTCTTGGCGTACTCGTTCAACAGGAACTCAACTGTTTCCGTCGGGTTGGGGTCTTTGGGGTCCAACTGGATCTTGATGCCGGTCCGACCCACTGCGTTCTTGACAGACAACATGGTGTTGCTTAACATCAGAGTAGAGCGGATACCAGAGAGGATCTCAGTGTCTTCCAACAGAGACTTGCCGATACCGTATTCGTTGTAGTCGAATGCGACGTAGGTCAACAGACTAACTGGGATGTAGAGAAGTTGCGTGTGCTTCTTCGCCATGGTCCGCGCCAGCATAATCCGATAGACTTCGGTTGGCCGCTGAATCTCAACGCCCTTCCCATACAAACCGTCGTTCAGACACTTGATCAGCTCGTCCTCGACGATCTGTCCATACGCCTGTACGTGCTCGTTGATGCCTGCCTGACCAACACCACTGGCCGATCCGAACATACCGGCACGAGCCTGCTCTATCAGCTGGGATACCCCATTGGCCCCGTTGGTGTCGTATTGACTCTGGAGCTGTGTGTAGTAGTTGGCACTGGCTACACTTGACAGAGGGTTACCCAGTTCGTCCAGCAGTACGTAATAACCCAAGTGGTTGCTGACATCGCCCGGAACGTGCACCGGAATAACTGATTCAGACGGGAGTTTCATGACCAAAGGGTGTCCGATGGTGTCGCGATCGGCGCTGTCTTTGGTCATTTTGTACATAGGCGAGTAATCATATTGACGGGATCTATACAACGCCGTCTCGAAACTCTGGTTGATTGGAATCTCTTTGAAGGACTCCATGTTCACGTTGCCGCCACCAATGACATCACGGAGCTTGTCTGCCCGCATGCGATTGGTCAACTCCGGCATTTTCAACACATTGTAGTTGTCGGTGACGGACAGATCGAATGCATTGAACACGGCGGACTGGTTCAACGCACCATGGGAGATTCGAGCACCGCGTGGCACGATGGTTTCGTCAAACGACTCCAGTCCCAGACCGGCACCAACTGACTTCTTCTCAACCCCGCGACGACCCAGGATACCGATTGGGCGCATAGCCCGGCTGGACACGTCGATTTCGTCGGTCAGGTTCTCCAGAGCGACCCGGGAAGACGAGTTAATTGCTTTGTCGATGACGTTCTCTGGCAGGATAGCAATGGGGTAACTGCCCGTCATAAACAGCGCGTCGCCAAGCATTTCCGGGAGATCGTTCTTAATCTTATAGCGCTTATCGAACTGGTCCTCAATGACGTCCAACAGGGCACTTAGGACATCGATGGGCAACCCAGAGTCAGACGCACTGTAGCTGATCTCTGTGGTAACCAGATCCTTTGGCGACAGAATGGAACTGACGAGAATCTGCTTTACCAGATTCATTTCAGGCAGGACCTTGAAGGTAGCCTGAGCGTCAAATGATTTTGTTGCCGTGCGATTAGAGATGCCTACCAATGCAGCCTCGTTGGGCTGTTGTTGGTTCCGGCGTCCATTCTGGTCGCGACCACTTGGGCGCTGACCTTCCACCAGTTTAGATGCCAAGGCTGCAATTTCAGGGTTTTCTCGCATGAACTGCAAGCGAGGAAACGCTTTCGTACTGCTCCTGGTTGGTTTATTGGAACTCATGTTACACTCTCTCGCTTTCTCTGTGTTCAGGAGGACAGATTAATGTCCAATACGTATTACGAAATCTACCTAGCGGACACGTTCAAACTGTGTAAGACGCTGGTAGTTAAAGACGAGTACACTGCGGGATCAATCAACAAGTACGTCACTACGTACTATCCCAATGTGCCGTTCGACGCTGCCAACCCGCGCACTTGGAAGTATTACCTGAACCTTAACGGTCAGTACCATGCGACCGACGTCGCTATGCGCATTGTATCGATGGACACGTTGGAAGAAATTCTGTTCAACAAGGCCAATCTGGAAATTCACCGCGCAACAGCTAAAGAGTACCAATATGGCACGCGGTATTATAACGACTTGGTTCGCCGCTTCCCAGAGCAAGAGGCCCTGATTTTTGGCATACTATACCCAATCGACATGACAGAGGCGATTGAGGCTGAGAATCATACCATCCTCCATTTCGACACCAGTCTGGTCGAGTCCAATGAGCTCAACTTGATACCCAAAATCCAAACGTGGATCAACGCGTTCTTCTACCGTTGGCATGTTCGCGGATATGAGGTTACCGACGAGCTCTACATGGCGTCGATGTTGGGTCTGTTGTTTGCGTCGATGCCTACAGCCGTGTTGAACATGCGTCTCGGAAACTGCCGAACCAACTATGTTCACAGCTATCACATCCGAGAGTATCTCGCCAGTAACGGTCGACTCGATGTGTATGTCGACTATCTGAACAAGCGCCAACAGCTGTTCCTTTATAGAAACATTCGTTGGCTGGTCAGGAACGCCGGTAAGCAGGAGACGTTCAACCTGTTGATCGATCGGATTCTGACCGAGCGCTCTATCCCTCTGACCTCGTTTGACATTCGTCATAATCTTGAGGGACAACTTGAAAATATATTGCCGTCTGTGGAAATGATGGGCAATCCGTTGAACCTCGACTACCTTTCTTTGGAAGGCGAACCCATCTCAGTGGGCGAACTTTTGGACAAGGGCATTGGTCTGGCCAAGGGTAACTTGTTAGACCTACCCGAGGCAGAGAAGGAAGCCATCGAGCTAATGCAGGCTTCTAACCAGAACCTCTTGCCTACCAAAATGCTCGAGTCTTCGGTGGTGGATTTGTCAGACAGCTCGTCGTTTACATTGGCTGACACACTGCTGAACCACTGGATCTATTTTGGCGCAACGGATCGCTACCCTACCATCTTGACGGTCACTAACCCCAAGACAGGGGAAAAGATCCAAGTTAACGCCAGGGACGCGGTGGTACTGTATTTCTACACGCTCAACCGGGCGCACAATGTCAAAATGGAGACGATCCCAGAGATCCCTGTGATGCGGATTAGAAAACATCCGCTACCGACGGTTTCTGAAATTCGCCAGTACGTACAGTCGGAACACGTGTCGGACCGCTTGATCTCAGCTGCGTTGTCGGACAACCCTCCAATCGGACGCTATATCTCAACTGAGGCGTTTTACGACGCGTGCTACGAGATCCACCAGAGACTGCTGGGTCATCGTGGCATGTACGGGTATCGCGAAGATATGACTGCGCGTGGTCAAACAGAAAACATGGTCATGTATTTGTACAAGGACGTGGTCTGTAACATCGATGCCGGTGAGTCCTATGAGGAATGGTTGGAAGAACGGGGTCTGTTGATCGACGACCTTAGTATCCTGGACATGGAGCTGTTGTCTTCTGAGTTGTTGACGGTGGCCACAGGTGCTAACCTTACGACACGCATCACTCTGAAGGACCTTCAGGACGCATTGATCCGACTGATGACGCAGCTGAGTAGTTACAGCATCCAGTACCTCAAGACCATTAACAATGGCGCGTTCGTGTACTTGGATTGGCCGGCCATTCGAACCGGGCGGGACGATACCTTGTTGAAAGACAAGGAGGTCGTGAAAGCGGTCCCCGTGGAGGTGTTGGAGGTCGATACCAAGCTCCTGTCGTCTCTCGAATACGAGGCTCCCTACGGGGCACGTCTCAACTTCGGAGAGAAGCTGTTTGACTCTATCTCCATCAACGCTTGCTTGGACGTCTCGTCTTCCTCCGGCATTGTCGTTAAGCACCGTATTGCCAATCCGCGAATTGACATCACGACCATAACGGACAATTTCCCCGAACAGTGACATCACCCCCTGGCGCCTGCACTATAATGTGATAGGCGCTGTTGCCAACTTCACCGACTAAGGTTTTCTCGTTTATGAAAATTGTAACCAGAACGATTCTGGCAAATGAAACCCAGACAGCCAAGCTGACCGGCAAACCGCACGTGTACGATGAACACACCACGCTCAACGAGAAACTGGGCATCCAAGCAGGCGTTCTCCCCAGCGCCAGCCAAGTTCCGGTGTTGGGCTATTACGTCATTGGTCGCGGCGGCCACGGCATCAAGATCGGTGCTGACAGCAAGCCATACGTGGCGCCGCTGAAACACCGGACAACCGATTTCGCCCTGTTCGATCAAATGCCGTTTGTACTGCGTGAGATCAACGACGACTTGACGTCCATCCAGCGTGCTCGTTACTGTCTGCGACGCCTCGAGACACACAACAACATCAACTACGTTGCCTACTACGGTAAGCGACTGGTGTTGCCGAGCACAGCCATTCAGAAGAACCGCACCGTGGTGACCGACGGCCTGCCGACAACAACGCCTTTTGTGGCGACGTCTGCCAACCTGAACCCGGTCCCCCCAGCACCGAGCTCTACAGGTGTTGTGACCAGCACCGGCGACTACTTGTCCGTGTCGCTTCCGATGACGCTGTCGTTCGACGCGAACGACGTGGTCGAGTATTTGAATGTGGCGAACATTCTCTTCGGCAACGAAGAAGAAGCCGTTATCTCCGAGATTTCCCTGTGCACCGGCGTTGATTCCAATGCCACTGGTCAGGGCGCTGGCAACACGACCTTCAACTACACCGAAGTCATCGGCTGTCAGATTCACAGTCACATCACCACGCACTACCCGATTGCCTTCATCACCGAAGGTTTCGAAACCAGTATCGAAGTAGGTGCCAACGAGCCCATGGTGGGTATCGACACCAGTTCGGTGACAACGGTTCCATAAGGATGTTGTTATGCTATCTCTACCAAAAACCGGCACGATTTATCGGTACTGTGCAATTGACCCAGGTAGCGACACACTGGGTTATGCAGTATTCGAGGTGTCCTTAATCGATGCCACCGTGCGGGTGGTAGAGGTGCGTACAGTATCAGCCTCGCGTATGTCCAGGGGACAGGTTGATGTCCGGAAGGTTCACGGGGATCACTTTGCCAAGATGTTGGCGCATCGCCACGCATTCAAGGCACTCCTGGACGACATCGAACCACACAGCGTTATCGCAGAGACGCCGTATATGGGCTCTTTCGCCAAAGCCTTCGGGAGCTTGACGGAAGGATACGCGAATCTTAGAAACGCGGTGTTTGAATACGATCCCGCGATGCCACTAGAAGGAGTTGATCCGACTACCGCCAAATTGGCAGTTGGGGTATCCGGTCGAGGAAAGACAAAAGAAGACGTTAAAAAGGGATTGCTAGAGGTCCTTGAGAAAGACAAGTGCTTCACTGTCGACGCTGACGTTCAGTTACTGGACGAACACTCTGTAGATGCAATTGTAGTGGGGTACCACAAATACCTAGAGCTACTTAACGATTTCCCTGCATAGGTAGAAAACCATGAACAAAATCATTTACACTGCATTTATCGCGGTAATCACACTGTTGAGTGGTCTCCTGTACTACACCGACCAGAAGAATGCCCAGCTGATCGAGGTAAATACTGGGTTGAAGGCAGACCTCAAGGCAGCGCAAACCCAGTTGAACAATCTCAATACGATCGATGCAATCAACAACAACATCGGTAGCGAGACAGATTCAGAGATCACCGAGATTGAATTGAACGCCTCCGAGCTGGCAGAAGATGCAGATGCTCGGTACGCCGACATCGTGGAACGGTACAACGACAAGTGTGTCACTGGGTTTAAGTTGAATGTTTCACCGCCCAGACCTACTTCCGTACTCGATCCAGTTGAGCCAACACAGCCGGTCACAGTGACCATTACTCCTGCGTCTGAAGTAGTCGATGACCTGCGTCAAGAACTACGTCAAACCACAGCCACTGTGATAAACGAAACCAAAAAGCAAATGGAAATTGCTGACCTTGTTCAAGACACCAACTGGAAAGCATACTGTGCCGCCACGCCAGATGCAGCGGAGTGTCAACCAGAAGAGGTCCCGGAAAAATGAAATTCACACTAGGAGCACTCGTAGTAACTGTTCTGTTGATGACCAGCGGTTGTAAGTGGTTCGCTAAAGAAGAAACCACGTCGTCAATTACATTCACTACACCCCGAGACGAGCTACTCAAGGACTGCGACATTGCCAAACCACCATCACGGGCCGAATACAACCGGGCCGACATTGGGGGCAAGTTGTACTTGGTTAGCAAGTCTTATCGCGAGCAGGTTAAGTTAGCCCATCAATGTAGCGTCAGACTCCGCGCTTTACGTGATTGGAAAAAAGAAATGGAGGCCTTGAAGAAAGAAGGTCAATAGGGAGGTATCATGAATGTATTCCAAGCCGTTCATGAAGCCGGTGAGAAATCGCTGGGAGAGTACCCCTGGGGCGTTTCTGTCATGTGTTTTGTTAACTTGGGATTGCCGGACGATCTCGCTGTAACATTGTCTGACTCCGGCAAGTCTGTCGAGGAGAGGATCAGTTCTCTTCCTGCAAACAAAGCAAGTTATATTTTCACCATGCCACTGAATGATCTCCAACCCGCTTGTCCAGTTCCTCCAAGCAATTCGATTGATAGAAGGTCTGATGATCGTTCCGACGCAACCGAACACAATGCGCTTAGCGTATTGGTGGTTGCCGCCTTTGCTTTGGTCGTAGTCGCCTTCATTATCACCTTGGCGTACGGAACCATGGCGGTTACAGATCCCGCTGCGGTCGACGCGGGTCTGATACCGGGGCTTCTCAAGCACGTACTGGAACTGCTTTAGCGCATAAAACGGAACCCTTGCGGGTTCCGTTTATGTCGCAACTCAGATTACCGCACGGAACTCAGTGGAGAGACCCCGGTTGTACTTCTCACGGATCTTGGCCAGACACTCAGACCGCGTAACCAAACCGTCCTTGTTCAAATCCAGTCCGGCATTCTGACGATAGGTGGTGGGTCGCTTGTTACGATCCCAAAGTGTCCAGTCGTCAGCCTTACCAATGCCCGCCGGCCACAGAATAGCCATGTAGACATCACCCAGGTTACGAAGCCGACCTTTGTAAGGAAGGAAGTAGCGATAGACGTAGTTGAGTTGGTCCTCTGCCGACATCCGAGCCAATTCTTCGGACGACGTACCGAGACCAATTGCGGTGCGAGGCATGAATTGAATCAATCCCACCGCACCCGATCCCGCCATGTTGACAATGGACGGAGAGAACGACTCGGCAGACTCCCAAGCCATGCACGCCATCAGCCAATTGACCCCCTCACTCGGCATTCCAAGGTTCTGTTGAATCCAGATCACTCGGTCAATGAAGGTGCGCGATACTCGAGCTCCCCAGGCCACCACCATGCCGTTTCCAGAGGTAACTGGTTGCGATGGTACACATTGTTCTTTGCGCAGCTGTGCGGCGCTCATAGAGGCCTTCATGGCGGCTTCTGACATCGGTCCCCACAGACCATCAATCAGTCCTTCATAAAAACCTGCATTAGCCAGCTGGCGCTGGAGTTCCATAATTTCGTCTTTAGTCATTTCACTCACCCGTTGATGGATATGATCTTGGTTCGGACGTCTTTACGATCCCAGTGGCGCTGTGCTGCCTCGACCATGGAAGGACCATCTTCATAGACGTGTTCGAAACCAATAGGACCCTTAGAATAGTCAATGTCGATCAGAGGCTCTCGGGTAACGCGGTCAACGACATTGCCTTCGTACATGCATTGGTTGACAGCGATCTCAAGCGCTCGACCATCGGTCGAATTCAAACCGTAGACATGAATGATTTTTGACACAGCAAGGAAATGGGTAGAGGTCTTGGACTGATAGCGCTCCACACCATCTGCGTTCTCTTTCAACCGATTCATCTGTTCGATGTAGTTCGGCTGTTTCTCTCCCAGAAGAACCTTGGTCAAGAAATGATCCCGACACGCTTTCTCCAAACCGTTGCTATTCAGTGATTTTGGCGGCAGGAAGAAAAAGAAATCGCGGGTCCCACTCTTAGCATCGCGGAATGTTTCAATGGTCCCGAACTCGGTGTCGTTCGTCGGTTGTTCTTTCCAGAAACCAACGCGGTACGTAGCGAGTCGAGAACGACCGGGAACAGTGGACGTGGCGACACTGCAAGATTGAATTCGACAGTAAAAACGACCTGCCTCGTGACGATGAGGATGGAGGTTGTTTACGACAAAAAGACCTTTCGATGGGTTGTTCATTTATTGATATTCCATTAAAAAGAGAACGGGGGAGGGCTTTCACCCTCCTCCTTTTTTACGTCAGCCGATCTTCACAATCGACACCAAGCCGGGGTTGCCCCGACCTTCTTCCACAGTTCCCCATGTGGTACCGCCAGCCCCGTAACCGTTGCCGGAGTATTGGTGCTTGCCAGCCAAGAAGCCAAGGCCACCACCACCACCACCACACGAGCCCACGTTATTACCGTAGCGTCGAGCACCGCCGTCACCGTGTTGACCAATGACGAACCCATGCATGATCTCAGGGTCGATGGACTGTAACACCTGGTCGTAATAACCATTGCCTTCGCCAGC